CCAAATTTTGTTATTAGTGCATCCGGTGATATTCGTATGAACTCTGGTGCAAAACTTTTACTTGATTCTGCAGACGCCGAAGGACACACTTATATTTCAGAAACAGTCAATGATGTGGTAGACCATTATGTTGGTGGAACTAATTTATTAAGACTTGAAGAAAGTGGAACAGATTATGTCCAAGTTTTTGACAACACAAGATTAGCTGTAGGAACTGGAAAAGATTTAGAAATATATCACGATGGTAGCAATACTTACATAGAAAATGAAGTTGGTGATTTCCAAATTTATAATAAAGCAGATGATAAAGATATTATATTATCTTCAGATGATGGTTCAGGTGGAACTACTGCTTACATAACATTAGATGGTAGTGCAACACAAACACATCTACATCAAGATACTGTTTTAACTGGTGGTAAAAAACTTTATTTAGCTGGTAATACCTACATAACAGAAGCAGCATCAGATATATTAGATTTTTATGTTGGTGGTGTTCTGCTAATGAAATTAACTGAAACTGGAGATGGAATTGAGTTTCCACAAGATTCACACCCATTGAAAATAGGTGCAGGTTCTGACTTACAACTTAATCACAATGGTACAGATTCATTTGTAGAAAATTATACTGGACAATTAAACATTATCAACAATACAAATGATGGAGATATAGTTTTAAAGTCAGATGATGGTAGTGGTGGAGTAACTGCTTACCTAACATTAGATGGTAGTGTAGGAAGATTAGAATCACATAAAGATATTAAATTTGCAGATAGTGTAGATATACATATGGGAACACACCTTGATTTAAAACTATATCACGATGGTTCACATAGCTACATAGACCAGAATGGTACTGGGGATTTAATTATACAACAACAAACTAACGACAGAGATATTATATTTAAATCAGATGATGGTAGTGGTGGAGTAACTCCTTACATAACATTAGATGGTGGTTTAGGATATACTACTTCTCAAAAAGATTTTAGATTGTTAGCAGATAATATCAATTTAAGTGTAGGTGCATCAACAGATTTATATTTTTACCACGATGGAACTAATAGTTGGATGAGAAATAAAACTGGAAATTTATACATAAGAACTGAAGCTGATGACAAAGATATTATTTTACAATCTGATGATGGTAGTGGTGGTGTGGAGGCTTACCTAACAATAGATGGTAGCACAAATACTATATTCATAGCAAAAGATACAAAGATAGATGCTACCAAAAAACTTTATTTAGATGGTGGTAGTAATACTTATATCCACGAACAATCAGCCGATGATTTAGAAATCGTAGTTGGTGGTGATGTATTAGCAAAATTTGAAAACGATACAATAGTTCTTGGTGGTGGTTATGCAATATCATCTTCATTAGCATTCTTTGGACAACCAGAAGACCCTAAACATATGGGATATGGTGAAACTGTCAGGTCTTCAGAAGGTTGGTATAGAATAGCCGCAAGGGGTTCGGTTTCTGATGGTTCATCAAACGGAGGAAGAGCTTCCGCAAAATTCACCGTATATGATACCGATTCAAGTAGACATAGTGTAGTTAGTTTTTATGCATCTATACATTATGGAAGTAATCCAACAATACGCATTATGAATTCTTCACACTTTAGTGGTATTCACGGAGTTATAGAACAAATTAGATTGGTTCACGGGTCAACTTACGAAGGAGTTGGTCTTGATGTTTACATAAAAAATCTTGGAGATTCGACCGTTAGATATGTAATGGAAGAAAATTATCAAACTCAAGGTTGGGTAGCCAAAAACTTTGAAGCAGTTAGTGCAGACCCACCAACCGGATACACAATGACACAAATTAGTTGTAGTTATAACGATGGTGGTGAGAACAATGTAATTGACGGGATAGCAGCTTCCAATGGTAACAACACTAATGGTAAAGTTTTATCTTATACATTAGCCAATGGAAACCAATTGATAAGTGGTTCTCATAGAGTTCAATCTGGAACTGAGGGAACACCATCTTATAGTTTTATAGGTGACACCGATACTGGTATTTATAATAGAACAGCTAACCAAGTAGGAATTGTTTGTGCTGGAGAAGACCAAGTTTATGTATCTGATGGAACAATACACATTGAACAACCAGTGAAATTTCAATTTGCTAATGACCAGAGAATATTTGACAATGGTAGTGGTGGATTAAAAATAGGAGCCGCTTCACACGAATTAGATTTATATTCTGGTGGTACAGACCCTATCAGATTTTTTACTAGTGGTATAAGTGGGACTCAAAGAGTTCGAATAGATGATTACGGAATGCAAATAAGTGGTTCTACTACCAGTGGTAGAGGTGTTCTTGATATTGAAGTTCAAAACGGAACTTATAGTGATATGGATACTGCCGTTAGAATCACCAACACTCACGCAGAAGCAGAAGCCGGTTTAGCACTAAATACTACTGGGGATGCATTAGCAAGTTCAGTTACTAATAACTTAACTTATGATGATAACAATCCAAGACAACCAAATTCCGGTAGAACATCTGGATTTATTACATTTGTAGCAAATGCAACTTCAGGAACAAATTCAAGAATTGCATTAGGTGGAGCACCAGAAGGTGGAAATGTAACATCAGCATATACGCCTGATAGATTTGTATTAGACTTTGACGGAGATACCAAAGTAGTTTCTGGTTCGTTTATTGTATCGGAGTCTATTAAAATGAACACGGGTCAAAATCTTTATTTTGATGGTGGTTCTAATACTTACATCACCGAAGACGGTTCAGATGATTTACACTTTGTTGCAGGTGGAGCCGAAAGATTTGCAGCAAATGGAAATGGTTTAGATTTAGGTGGTAATTCTGCAAATAAAATCGTTCATAACAACACAGCAACAAGAGATAAATATAGAGTTTGGAATAGTAGTTTATATGCAATAGGTATGGATAATTCTATGACATATGGTGGTTTAAATGATTATGCAATGACTTTCCAAATGAATAGTGAAGATGATAGAGGTTTTGTATTTTTAGATAGTTCCCACTCAGATGCACAAGGAGCAATGTCCTTAACAACTAATGGTAAAATGGTAGTTGCAACAAGTATTAGTGTTGGAGCTGGAGAAAGCACAACATCTGCCGCTGCCACTACTTTAGATGTAAATGGTACTTCTAACTTTACTGGAGTAATGTACATAGACCACGGTGGTTCTGATTTTAGTCCTAATATTCAATTTATGGGTGGTACAAACACACCTGGTGTCAATACCTATGAAAACGCATTGATAGGTTATTATGATAATTCAGGAACCGGAACAATGTTGTTTGAAGGTAAACGAGGTGCAATGAATTGGCAGTACAATGATAGTGATGAGTGTTTATTCTATATGGCAGCAAGTGGTGATTTCCACGCTCACCAAGATGTTATTGCATATTCATCAGTAGCTGCATCAGACGAAAGATTAAAAGATAATATCAAAACAATTCCAAACGCGTTAGATAAAGTAATGAACTTACGAGGAGTTGAATTTGATTGGAATGTAGAATCTAAAAAAGGACAACACGATATTGGATTAATCGCACAAGAAGTAGAACAAATTATTCCAGAAGTAGTTAAAGATAAACCAATGATAAAAAAAGAATCAGATGGTAAAAATATATCTAAAGACGAAGAAACATACAAAACAATTAGTTATGATAAATTAGTAGGTCTTTTAGTAGAATCAACCAAAGAACAACAAAAACAAATAGAAGATTTAAAGAAAGAAATAGAGGAACTTAAAAAATAATGACACTACCAGCTTCAGGAGAAGTCAGTATGAGTATGATTAATACCGAGTTCGGTAGAACATCAAATACTGCAAATACAAGTTTATCAGATTTATCAGACGGAACCGTTGCAACAATCAATACCGCTAATGCTTCTGCAGATAGACCTGATGGTTCTACACCACATAATATGTCTGAATTTTATTCTTATGACCACGATTTATCATCTACATCTTTTAGTCCTACTAGTTTTACAGGTGTAACTTTAGGTGGAGATGCTGGAGATACTGCATCATCATCAAATAAAACTTTTACTTTAACTGGTGGTAGTGGTGGTTGTAGTGGAGCCATAACAACAACTGGTGGCCCTTTTGGTAATTTTAAAGTAGCTGTTGCAACAAGTGGAACACCAAGTACATTTTTAACACAGACCCAAATAAATAGTGATTCACTATACACTGGTTGGAATAGTGGAGATAGAGTTCACAGAACACAATGGGAACACACACCTTCTAATAAAGACGGAACAGGAACTTATACTTGGACAATCACAAACAATAGTGTGACTGCTACAATTACAGGAAATATCTCTTTCTTAGGTTTATTTTGTATCTATGAAGATATTCCGGTTAATGTTCCAAATGGGTTGATAAATGTAAACAAATTAAACATTGGTGATTTAGTTAAATCTTATAATTTTGAAACTCAACAAGTTGAAGAAGTTCCTATTCTAGATATTAAAAAACCAATACACGAAAATTTAATCAAAGTAACATTAGATAACTCTAATCTTGAAGATGATTGGAAACAAGAAATTATTTTAACAACAGACCACCCTATTTATACAAAAGACGGAACAATGGTTTCTGATAATCCTGAACTAGCTAAATCAAGATATGATATTGAATCAAATAAATTAAAAGTTAATGATTTAGTAATGGTATTAGGTAAATATTATGCTAATGTTATCAGCATAGAAGAATTTAAAGGTGAACATAATACCTACACGATATTAACCAAGAACGACAATTTCTATGCAGACGGAGTATTGGTAAGTTCTGAGTTAAAATCAAAATAAAATTGAATAATAAAAAACAAACTGATATTTATTAACATATGACTTGGATAGTAGTAAAACAATATTTTTTAACAGGTTCACAAGACCCTGAGTGGGCTACCAAACAACAATTTTGGAGTCAACTTAGTGGTTCTGGGGATAGTCAAACTTATTCGTTTGAAAATGAACAAGAAGCCTGGGAAAAAGCAGTTGAACTACAAAACGAAGACACATCAGGTCGTAGATATAAAGCAGTAAAACTATAAAGGAGTTACAATGGCTGAAGAAACAAAACTAAAAAGTCAAATGAGTGATGGTGAAGCAGTAAAATTTTCTGAAGAAGAACTTCAATCATTACAAGAGTTACAAAATACTTATGCAGGTATTTCAACTCAGTTTGGTCAATTAAAAGTTAGTAAAATGAACTTAAGAAGACAATTAGATTCATTAGAACAATCAGAAGAAGCGTTGGAAAAAGCGTGGGACGATAATCGTCAAAAAGAATCTGAATTAGTTCAATCTCTAACTGAAAAATATGGCCCAGGTTCTTTAAATCCACAAACAGGTGAATACACACCAATTAGTGCTGAAGAAACTGAAAACAACAAAAAATAATTAGTATCGTATAACACTTTTGAGATTTTAAGCTGATATTTATTATTAGTTTTAATTTCAACCAATCGGAGAAAAATAATGGCAGAAAGAATCGTTAGCCCTGGTGTATTTACACGAGAAAAAGACCTATCTTTCTTACCACAAGGAATTTCTGAAATTGGTGCTGTATTAATCGGCCCTACTAAAAAAGGCCCAGCGTTTACACCAACAATTATCAGTAATTTTAGTGAGTTTGAGGAAGTATTTGGAACTTTAGATTCTCGTTTTTATGTCCCTTACACGGCTAAACAATACTTAAAATCTGCTGGTACAGTAACAATTGTTAGAGTTCTTGGAATAGGTGGTTATAGTGCAGATGTTCTTACACTAAAAACTACTGGTTCTTTAGCAAGTGTTGGTGGTGCTGACGCCGCAGGAGCTTATCCAGAATTATTTGGAAAAACTCTTGCTATCCTAGCACCTACAAGACTTGGTGGTATTACAGGTGGTAATGTTAGTGATGGTCAAGTTGACCAAATCGTAGCACCTTTAACAGCTTCTTTAATAGAAATTTCTGGTTCAACAACAATGAACAAAACAATTTCTTTTGACACAGGTAGTGAATCTTATATTGATAAGTTAATACCAAGTGACCCACAAAACAATACTGAACCAGTATATTTGTATAAAAACTTTAAATCATTTCACGGAGATATTACAGGAAAAATTACAGGTAGTTTTGTAACTGCATCATACGAATCAGCAGGACTTGACCATCAAGGTGGAGCAACTGGATTTAATGCAGACGGAACAGCAGGTACTTGGACAGCAAATTCTGATTATTCATACGCTAGAACACCAATGATACAATCACAAAATGTTGGTGGTTCAAGATATAGTTTATTTAGAGTTTACACTCGTTCTCACGGAAGTGATGTTAATCAACATTTCAAAGTTAATATTTTAAATGTTAAAGATGCTGGTAGTGTAGCTGGTTCTGATTATGGAACTTTCTCACTACAAGTTCGTTCAGTAAATTACAACAATGACTCATCAAGAGCAAGTGATGATTCAGTAATGGAACAATTTGACAACTTAACATTTGACCCAACTTCAACAAATTATTTCGCAAGAGTAATCGGTGATAGATTTGTAGAAATAGATTCAAATGGTAAATTAACTTACTATGGTGATTATCCAAACAAAAGTAAACACATTAGAGTAGGAGATTTTTCAGATTTAGAAACTTATCCAACTACTGTGGTGCCTTTTGGATTTAACAAATTATATGTTCCATATTATTCATCAACAACAGCAGCAACAACAATAGTAACTGCGTCGTTCAAATCAAACCAAAGTTCATCAGTTGCAGACTTTGACCAAAATACTTTCTATGGATTTGATTTTAGTAATCTAAACAATAGAGAATATTTATCACCAATATCACAAGGTAGTGGTGGAGCAAATCAAGGTAGTAATGTAACTATGTCATTGGAAAATATGTTTGGTTCTGACGGAGCAACAGCCGTTTCAACAAACTATGCAGGACAAACAGAACTATTAACACTTTCTGGTTCAGCAATTGAACAAAGAAAGTTTGCAGTTCCTTTCCAATGGGGATTTGATGGACAGAGTCCAGCAACTCACTATGCTGTTGGAACAGATATATCAGGAACAAACACACAAGGATTTGACTTAAACACTTCAGCAGGTAGTGGTTCGGTTGTTTACAAACGAGCTATTAACGCTGTATCAAATCCAGATGAGTTTGATATCAATATGATGGTATTACCTGGTGTAATTCACTCAATTCACCCTACGGTAACAAATCACGCAATAAACAAAACAGAAGATAGAGCAGATACTTTCTTAATTCTTGACGCTGCACAATATAGTGATTCAGTAGATACGGTGATTGACAATGTGAAAACATTAGATTCAAACTATGTTGCAACTTATTACCCGTGGGTTAAAGTTCTTGACGAAACCACAAACAGACCAACTTGGGTGCCACCTTCAGTAGTTTTACCTGGTGTTATTGCATTCAATGACGAGGTAGCCTTTGAATGGTTCGCTCCAGCAGGTCTAAATCGTGGTGGTCTAACAGATGTGTTAGAAGCAAAAACAAGACTAACTCATAGTGAAAGAGATAAGTTGTATGAAAATAGAGTTAATCCAATCGCTACTTTCCCTGGACAGGGTGTAGTGGTGTTTGGTCAAAAAACTCTACAAGGAAAACCAAGTGCATTAGACAGAGTAAATGTAAGAAGATTATTGATTGCATTAAAGAAATTTATCGCATCAACTTCTCGTTTCTTAGTATTTGAACAGAACACAACAGCAACAAGAAATCGTTTCTTAAATGTTGTTAATCCTTTCTTAGAAGATGTTCAGTCAAATAGTGGTTTAAGTGCATTTAGAGTGGTTATGGATGATACAAATAACACTCCTGACGAAATCGACAGAAATCGTCTAATAGGACAGATATTTATTCAACCAACAAGAACAGCAGAGTTTATCGTATTAGACTTCGTAGTTCAACCAACAGGTGCAACTTTCCCTGAATAATAGTTAATAACTGAAAAAGACCCCACTTTTTAGTGGGGTTTTTTTTAATTTAAAAACTTTCAAAAAACTTTCAAAACATAATCAAATATATTTAATCATTTTTTTCATTTCGTTATATTTATTATTGAATATAAACTAGGAGAATTTATAATGGCTGAACTATTAGACCCATCAGAAATTATGTTTACACCATTTGAACCTAAAACACAAAATAGGTTCATTATGTACATCGAAGGTATACCAGCCTTCACAATCAAAGCAATGAATAGACCTTCTATTCAATTTGATGAAGTTATCTTGGAACACATTAATGTTAAAAGATATGTGAAAGGTAAAGGTGCTTGGCAACCATTAGAAATTACTCTTTATGACCCAGTAGTTCCATCAGCCGCTCAAGGAGTAATGGAGTGGATTAGAGAACATCACGAATCAGTAACAGGTCGTCAAGGTTATTCTGATTTCTACAAAAAAGATATCACATTTAATCTATTAGGACCAGTCGGAGATATTGTTGAGGAGTGGACTTTAAAAGGTGCTTACATTGAAGCAGCAAACTTTGGAGCATTGGATTACGCAACATCAGACCCAGTTGAAATTGCATTAACTCTAAAATATGATTATGCAATTCTACAATTCTAAGGAGAAAAAAAATGGGATTTAGTGAAATATTTAAAGATAAAAATGAATACAATGAAAAATCAATAATTGGTTTTATGTCTTTCGCAGTAATGACATTAACTAGTTTGGTTGATATGATTACTGGTGCTTTTGGAAGTGAATTAGTAATTCAAGAATTTATTTATAATTCATTTGTTATTATCACATTAGGTTGTTTTGGTATCGCAGGTGCTGAAAAAATCTTTAGTGGTAAAAAATAATATAGTTATTTAAAAGGTTTTAAACAAAAGGAGTAATAATGACACAAAATAAATTTCCTACGGAAATCATTGATTTGCCGTCTAAGGGACATTTCTACCCAGAAGACAATCCTTTGTCAAGTGGTAAAATAGAAATGAGATATATGACGCACGAGATGAAGATATTCTTACATCTTCAAACTTAATTCAACAAGGAAAAGCATTAGACAAACTATTAGAATCACTAATCGTTGACAAAACAATTGATTATAGTGATATATTAGTTGGTGATAAAAATGCTATATTGGTTGGAGCAAGAGTATTGGCTTATGGTAAAAATTATGACTTTTCTTTCATTGATGAATATGGAGAACAAGTTAAAGGAACGGCTGACTTAACAAAATTAAAAGCAGAAGATTATGATTTTTCAAATTATGAAAAAGGAATCAACTCGTTTTCGTATACCCTACCGAAAACAGAAAGAATAATAACATTTTCTATTCCAACACACAAAGACGAATTAGAAATGGACATTGAAGTTGAAGCTATTAAAAAAGTGTTCAAAGACGATAGAGAAGCCATTAGTCGTGAAAATTCAACAAGACTAAAATATTTAATCAAATCAGTTGACGGAAAAACAGATAGAAAATCCATTAATGAATTTGTGGATAACGAATTCCTTTCAGTTGACTCATTAGCTTTTAGAAATTATGTTGCCGAAACAAGTCCAAATTTAGATTTCAGAATTGAAGTTGAAAATAGTAGAGGTGAAAAGGAGAAAGTGGTAGTTCCTATGACTGCCCAGTTTTTTTGGCCTGACTCCCGACTATAAAAAAGATTTACACGAACAAATATTTCAAATCATCTTTTATGCAAAAGGTGGTTTCACTTTTGACGAGGTATATGATTTACCCGTTTATCTTCGTAGATTCTACTACAAACGCTTAGTTCAACAATACGAACAAGAAAAACAACAACAAGAACAAGCAATGAAAAAATCAAAAAGTAGATTTAAATAATAAAAATCTAAGATGTTGATATTTATTACTGAAACAAAACATTATGGCTAAGTATAAAAAAGTATCAGAACAAACTAGAAAAAGTTTTATGGAAAAACTTTTCTATTATCTTGGCAAAGGATTAACACCAACAATTGTTAAAACTATGTCAAAGAAAGACCCTAAGTTTGCAGACAAATGGAGTCAATTACAAAAAAATAGAAAAGAACTTGAACGATTACTTAAATAATAGTTTTTATAAATCACAACCAAACAATAAATCAGGAAAATAAGTGGCTAAACTAGACAAAAGAACTCGTGTTGGAGCAGTAACAGATGCCGTAGAATCAATTGAATCCGGTATTAAAAGTTTTGATAAAGCAATAAAAGATTTACCAGCAAGAGTTCAAAAATCATACCAACCTTTAATAAGTGCTCAACTTGAAGTTAATAAACTAATTAAAGAAGAACAAGATAGTAGAGACGGAATCTATACTAGTTTACTAGAAGGTATAGGTTTAAGAACTAAAGCCAACACATTAGAAAAAGCTAGACAAAAAGTTCAGGACGCTATTAAAAGTGGTGATAAACAAGAAATAGCAGATGCTCAAGAATCTTTAAAGTTATTGGGACAAACTAAAAAATTAGAAGAAGAATTGGCAGAAGACTTTGAAGGAATGTTTCCTGGTTTAGTAGCCGGAATAAAGGGTTTACAAAAAGGATTTAAAACATTAAATATGATAATTTCAAAAGGCCCAATATTCTTGATACCAATGCTTCTTATCGGAGCTTTAGCCGTATTAGTTAGTTTAGTAAAAGAAGCAAATTCATTAAGTCAAGAATTTGGTGGTGGAGTAAAAGCAAATATTAGAATATCTGCTGAATTAAAAAAACAAACTTTATTAGCTAAACAATTTGCACTATCAGCAGAACAAGTTAGAAGTTCATTTGATGCAATAGCCAATACCTTTGGTGATGTAAGTGTAGCAAGTGCTAGATTTGCTGTAGATTTAGCAAGAGTATCGAGAAATACTGGTGTTTCTGCAGAAAATGTGGCAAACTTAGTATCATTGTTTAATCCACTAACAAACAATTCAAGACAATTATCATTAGACTTGGTTGAATCAGTTTCTGCGTTAGCTCAAGCACAAGGTGTAGCATCCGGTGTATTGATTGACGAATTAGCTTCTAATGCTGATTTATTCGCATCATTTATCGGAAAAGGAGAACAAAACTTAATTAAAGCAGCTGCCGCTGCGAAAAAAGTTGGTGTTGAGTTTGGTTCTATTGTAGAATTAGGAGACGGATTATTAGACATTACGGAACGAATCAATAAAGAACAAACTTTATCCACAATACTTGGAAAACAAATAAGTTTAGAAAGATTCACTGCTTTAAATGCCGCAGGAGATACGGTAGCCGCTCAAGAAGAATTAGCCAGACTATTAAGAAATACTGCTGACCTATCACCACAATTAAGAAGAATATTTGCAAGTGAATTAGGATTAGGTGTAGCCGATATACAAAGATTA